GGGTTTGGCCTTTTTGCCGTTTTTGGCTACACAGTCGGCGAAATCAGTGTATGGACCAAAAGGCATATTTTTACCTCCTTTGCTAAAATTAAAGCCCCGCCGGTAGCGCTATGGCTACTCAACGAGGCTTTATCACTCTGCCTGCTGTGGGGCGGGTTCCCGCCTGTTATTATGTTACGTATAACTATAATCCAGGCAAGGGTTATTGTCAAGGCGATGGTTGGATATACTTCGACAAGTCGGAAATACTGATAACAGCTATATGCTTTTTACCGTGGCGCCTGTCCATGAGGATGAGTTTACCGTCCCGGATTTCCCCGAGCTTTTCTCGCCCGCAACAGTCGCAATAGATTTCGTGCCTATCGGTCGCGATACGTGTTTCCGTAAACTTGTTCCTTACCATCCGAGCCCCCTCATTTGCTTACCGAAGGATGTCTATAATTTTTCCTTACTTGTATACTTAACCTTCCGCAACGACATACCACAGTACCATTTTAGTTACATGTTTAGGGTAATCGAGATTGCGACCGCATACACACCGATTAGCTCCTTTACTAGGCATAACTCTCTCCTTTAATCGTCGTATAGGCCCCGTTGCCACTTACCGTCCCGGTATACCTCAAGGTGACACCGGCAATTACCCCGGCAACTTACCTTTCCCGCAGGTACCGTTTTCAGAGTTGACCACCCGCCCGGGTATTCGCCCGCCAACTCCAGGCAACCATAAAATCCGTCGTCTCCGTGCATACAATGTTGCGCTTGTGGATCAGGCACCCACCGTACCGGTTCTATCGGTAACCCCTCGGCCCTTCGTTCCGCTTCCCGTTCCTGTCCCAGTCCCTGCTGTACCTTAAAGATTGCTACCCAGGCTCCGCCGGCATATTGCGCCGCCATCGAACGTCCGGGACTAAAACTCTGTTTGAGGGCCGTGGTAGACAAAGCCAGACCGGAAACGATAGCAGGTGCCAGCATGGCATCGATGTTCGGTATAAGTTTTTCTTCTACGGCCCTTCTGTTGGTATTAATTTCCTCAGAGATAAGGCGCTGTACCGTCGGATTATCGTACCGTTTTCCCGCAACCACCTTTCCCGCCCTGGTAACACCGTGAAACATAACCTCGGAAACAGCTGCTTGTAATTGGGTTAAGCTGTCTTTGAATATGGCGTAACGCTCGGGCGCCGAGGCCCCGCGTTGCATGGCTTGGTTTATGGCTTTTACGACCCGATTTGTCCACGCGTCATAGGCCCGCACAAGCGCTCGCTGCTGTTGGTTGGTTACCTTTTCCCACGCGCCCGCCGGGGCCGCGCTTCTCTGTGCCTGTCCCGAGGCTTTACGGGCGAAAGCCTGTGTTACCGGTACCGACAAGTGCATACCGCCAAATACCGCGTGCAGTTCCCTGGCGGTAAATCTCTCCGCTACCGGTACCTCCGGGGCCGGGTCGTCTCTGAGGTATTTTAGGGTACAGTGAGGGTGGTATTCGTAATCTTTCGAATAAGGCACCCCCACCTTGTCATACAAAGCTGCCAACACCCGGCGGTAATCAATCAGCGTCGGGCTGTTAACGGCGGCGTACAGCGGACGCTCTGCGTTTTCCTCAAAAACTCCAGTACCGCACAGCTCTACGTCAAAGCTCCCGAAAATCGGGCTTACCGCCTGCGCTCCCCGGACTATACGGTCGCGGGTGTACGCGTCAAGTTCCGCGGCTTCCCCAAAATAGAATAGGGTGATATGTAGCTCCGCAACCGGCTCCCCTCCCGGCAAAGCCAAGCGGGCCGCTATAGGAGCCGGTATCATTACCGCCAACATGGCGCCGGTGTGGTTGGCTTCATAGTTTTCATAGTATCTGATAAAACCGTGTTTACTGTTTATTGTTACCATCACCGCCTCCTATCGCCTGCCCGCGGTTAGTAACCGGTCAAGTTTTTCGTTCATGCCACGGAGGTTGCTTTCAAGTGCGTCTATCCGTTTATCCCGGGCCGGTGTTATCGGCGCCGGGGCCGGTAGGTCAAAGCCCGCCGGGACACCCGGGGTCTCGGTATCACGCGGCAAGCCGCGCTCGGTTTCCGGCAGATCAATCCAGTCCATGACCGACCTTAACTCGTCCTCGTCTTCGTCTGTCGGGGTAAACAGTTTCGCATTAACACCGGAGGCAAGGGCCGTTATTAATCCGGCAAAGTCAACCTGTCCCGGTTCATTCCAATCAATCTCGGGTAGGCCGGTCATGCCGGGAAACCCGTTACCGGGAAAAGAAAACAGGTACGGAACAAGTTGCAGGTTCCAGGATTCGAGTAAAAACTTCTGCACCGACTGTAACCCGAACATGAAAAAGTCCTGACTCCCTTTAACCAGTGCCTGAGTACCGACGTTATCCATGCCCAACTTCAAAAACTGTGCGAAGGCCCGCCCGAGTATTTCTTTCTGTTTACGCTCGATAACAGCGCCCACATCATACATCTTGCTTCCGCCGCCATAAGGCTCCACGGTAAGCCCTGATGGTAGTAACAGATAGAGGGCGTCGTCATTGCGCAGGTTTTTCAGGGCCTCTCGGAGGTCGTTTTCATCCTCGTCGCTGATATCACCCTCGGGCAGGGTAGCCACGGGCATACCCCCGACGTCCCTTTCAATGCCGATAGCTTCAAGATTTTCAAGGTCGCGACACATACGCCATGTCCGGTAAATTGAACGCAGGAGGCTCTTACCCTGGGGGTTGCCCTTCCGTCCCCGGTAGGCAACGTGTACGCACTTTGACAGCGGTATCGCAAACAACTCCCCGGAGTCGGGGTCACGCTGGTTGAAAACGAACGCTGTATCTCGTTCCGGGCCGGTACCGAAACCCCACCCGTACGCGGCATCGAGTGTTTCCTGCCCGCGCGGGTCGATGTTTTTCAACCACAGCCTCCCGTCCACGCGCTTTTCCAATACTATTTCCCCAATGGAAAATCCGAAGTCAATGGCCTCAAGCATGTCCGTGGTGTGACTTTCCCACGTTTGCCGTTTCATTTTGTGCATGCAATCATTCAACCACTCGGCGGCGGCTTGGTCGCCGGGGCTGTTACCCGGCGCCGGTTTGACAACTATCTCGGCTTTGAGCAATGGGAGTTTGATAGCGTCCAGGGCGGTGCCTACGATTACATCATCCCTCATTTCCAAGTAAATCTTGACTTCCTTATCCCATGACTTGAGGAGATTAAGGTATTCCTCATTCACCCGTCCCGCTATGTTTTTTAAGCCTTTAATGCCTATCGTAGCCGTAGGACTATTGGGGATGCGGGCGGAAAAACGATTGCCTTGCCTGCGCTCACGCTGGCGTTCCTTACGCTGGTGATTGTTATTATGTGCACTCATTGCCATACCCCTCCTGTTGTGTAAATGATACTCTGATTATGTAACTTAGGCAATATCAACCTTTAAACCTCGACTTTTCCGATTCACTCATACCGCGCCGTCCCAAACGCGCTTTTCGACGCGGCTTATAGAACATGAGGCCATATACAAACACGTCCGTGATATCGTCATGGGCAGCAGACGGAAACCCACACACCTCCGACAAGAACGTTGACAGCCACGGTGCCCGTCGGGGAAGGAAGACTCGCCCGGCTTCCACAATGCCGGAAACGGAGTTGGCACGGGATACCTTATCGTCAACGGCTTTGACAGGCCGAATGGGTATTTTTGTGTCGCGACGTAGTTGCTGAATCAGTGATATCCCTGAGGCTTTGTCTTCCACTTGTACGCTATCTGGTACCCACTTTGAGTATTCGGTTTTCGCCTGCTCGGTCAACTCTGGAAATGTGGGACGCCCAACCCACAAGTCCAAGACATAGTACCCCTTTCTACCCTCGGCAAAGGTGATACACGCGCTCCTGTCGTTTACCTGTTTTTCCTTGAACGCTGTGTCCCATTGTTGGAGGTACCGGTTAAGTTTCAAGTCCTCAAACTCGTCCGGGTCAAAGTACCCAAACCATCCCTCCTTAAAGGTACCGCCGCCCTCTGGCCGGGGATGTCCCTGATACTCGGCATCCCACCAGAAGGTACCGACGGAACCCTTGAGTATATCAAGCTCCGGTATCGGGTACATATCCGGGCAAAGGGCTTCACCTTCTTCGCGACCGAGAGGGTCGGGTTCGGTTTCCGTGGGTTCGGCTACCGCCTTCAAGTTGATAACCTCCCACTTGTCCATCGGTACCCCTTCCTCCTCGGCGGCACCGAGGAGCCACCCGCAAAGGTCGTCTTCGTGCCAGCGCGTCATCAGGATAATGATTGAGCCTCCAGGCTGCAAGCGCGTGCGGAGGGTAGACCGATACCACTGTTTGATGTTTTCACGGTACACCGGGGACAGGGCCTCTTTGAATGACTTAATGGGGTCGTCAATGATAATGAGGTCACCTCCTTTACCCGTAATCGGCCCACCAATACCGGTGGCGGTCATGCCGCCGCCGTAACCCTTGATTCGCCAACGCGCCTTGCTTTTCGTATCCTGCCGAATAGTAAGCCCAAGCTCTTCCTCGTTATCAATGAAGGTGTTCTTGGCGTCTCCGCCCCATTCCGTTGCAAACCCTGACTGATAGGAACACAGGATAATGCGCCGGTACGGAAACCGTTTCAGGTACCACACCGGCGTCCAGTGTGAAATCAGTTCGGACTTACCGTGCCGGGGGGGCATGTTGATAATCAGGAACACGGGCCGGGTCGCTACCTGGGCAATACGACGGCTCACGTAATCAAGGTGCCGGTACCGTACCCACGACCCTTTGCTTAACCGTTCCGCGAACAGGGCCGGGGCCTCAAGCCACCGGTTATCTACCTTCTCCTCATGGGCGATGACGTCGCTCATGTACACCCCGGAATTGCCGTGACGCATCCGAGTCTTGATAATTGTTAACGGTGATACCATTCCCTACCTCCTCTGTCTATTACGTCCTTTATTTTAACAGCTTGGCTTTACCACCGGTATACGCTTCCCACCTGGCTATTATTACGTCACAGTACTCTGGATCTATCTCCATCATCAAACACCGGCGTACCAGTTTTTCACATGCTATCAGCGTCGACCCAGACCCTCCGTACGGATCGAAAATAACTTCTGTTTTTTCGGTAATGTCTGTCAACATATCGGTAATTAATTTGATTGGCTTCTGGCT